GACCCTGAAGATGAAGAAATTTGGAAAAAAGTCAATCCTGCTATTGAAAACGATTGGTGGCCAGTAGAAAACCTTAGAAGAAGAAGAAAATCATTACCACTAAACGAATTTCAACGTTATCACCTAAATCAATGGTCAAGGCTAGATGAGGAGAGTTGGATAAGTGCAGAACAATGGGATAGTTGTTTAGATGAAGATTTAGAGCTTATTGTAGGCGGAGAAACTTTTGTAGGTATCGATATGGCTTTACGTCACGATACGTGTGCTGTTGTCTATGGACAAAAAGATGAAAACGGGATTGTAAGAGTTAAATCTAAAATATGGACACCAAACAACGAAGACGCATTAGACATACAGGAAATAGAAGCATTTATTATAGAACTTGCAACAAAGTACAAAATTATGGAATGTGCGTATGACCCCGCTTTTTTCGAAAGAAGTGCGCAGATACTTATGGACAGAGGTATACCGATGGTTAACTTCCCACAGACACATTCACGAATGATACCTGCTTGCGGTAACGCTTATGAGTTAATTGCTAACGCAAGAGTAAGACACGATAACGACCCGCAGTTTACCGACCAAGTAATGTCAGCTGCACAACGTGTAACCGATATGGGTTGGAGATTGTCTAAAGGTAGAAGTAAGAGAAAGATTGACGCTTGTATAGCAATGGTGTTATTACTAGATAGAATTACCGCACCTGAAATACCCGACGATAATCCTGAGATAGCTATAATTAATTTATGAAACTTTACAATGGCGATTGCTTAGAAGTAATGAAAGAATTACCAGATAATTCTATTGATTTAATTCTTACAAGTCCACCTTATGAAGATATATCTGGTGCAGGATATAAAGCAGATAAAAAAGATATATTATTTTTAAAACTATATTCACAATTTATTGACGAAGTTTTTGAACAATATCAAAGAATATTAAAAGACGGTGGACAATTATTTTTTAACATAAAAAGCAAAACATCTAATAAAAAACTAAGAACACCACATTGGCTTGAATTTACAAACGCATTTCAACAGCTAGATTTTAAAAGTTATATTATTTGGAAATATGCAGGTAGTTTTGATAGTACTAAAGCTAGGTTTCATTTAGATTATGAAATAATTTATCATTTATCAAAAGGGGATAATATTTATCTAAATACAGATTGTGGTATTGAAGACCCATTAACTTCTGTATGGTATGTACCACACAATATACCAAAATCAGAAAGAGTACACCCAACACAAATGCCACTAGCATTAGCAGATAGAATACTAAAAATTGCTTCTAAACCAAATGATGTTGTTTTAGATAATTTTATGGGAAGTGGAACAACTGGTATATCTTGTATTAACAATAATGTAGAATTTATAGGAATTGAATTAAATGATGTTAATTATAAAATAGCAAAGGAAAGAATATATGAAAGACATAATAACAACAATAGCTGAAGTACTAGGCCTAGCCCTTATACTAATTGGTGTATATATGCTATTTAAGACAGCAGTGACATTAATCGTTACTGGTGTATTCTTAATGGCGGGAAGTTACATTTACATTAATAGATGAGTATTTTTAAAAAAGAACAACGAAGCGCAAGTAATGGTAATCTTAGTGATTTATTAGCATTAAGAGATGGTGGACTACACAACTACACAGGAGAAGAAGTAAACGAAACATCAGCTCTTGGTATCTCTACAGTATTTAGCGCAGTTTCTTTATTAGCAGACAGTATCGCATTACTACCAATAAAGACAATGCGTAATGATGGTCAAAAGACAATACATACAAACAAACCAAAGTTCTTAGAAGTACCTAATCAAAATGAAACAATGTTTCAAGTTGTACACGAAATTATTACATCACTAGCTATGCACGGTAACAGCTTCATACTTGTTGATAAAGATAGACAAGGTAGAGCAATACAGTTAACACCGATACACCCTGAAAAAGTAAAAGTAGAAATGCAAAATGGTAAAAAAGTATTTTTAATTCAAAACAAACAAAAGAAGACAGAAAAAAGAATTACACAATACAATATGCTACATTTCACTTGGTTTACATATCCAGGGCAACTTGTAGGTGTTAGCCCACTCCGCACGAATAGCAACACTTACGGGTTAGCCCTAGCAATGGAAAGACACATTGCACAGTTTTATGGACAAGGTGCAACACCATCATCAGTTTTAGAAACAGATAGAGATTTAAGCGAAGAACAAGCCAAGATTTTACGAGAGAGTTGGCAAGGTATGCACACAAGAAATAGAAAGCCTGCTGTTCTTAGTGGTGGGTTAAAGTTTAAACCAATATCTGCTGCTGCGGGAGAAGAACTAATTAAAGCTAGAGAACAAGTAGTAAATGAAATAGCTAGAGTGTTTAGAATACCTGCACACTTACTTCTTACTAAAGACAACACAAACGTGTACTCAAACATTGAAAGCAATGGATTAGCTTTTGTTAGATATACACTACTTCCTTGGATAAGAAGAATAGAAGATGGACTTTCTACATTACTACCAGGAAAGCAGTACGTTAAGTTTGATACAGATGAGTATGCAAGAGGAGACCAACTAAGTAGAGTAAGAAGTTTTCAAGCTGCTATATCATCAGGAATTATGACACCTAATGAAGCGAGGTCAAAGATGGATTTAGAGCCTTATGAGGGTGGGGATAAATTCTACCAAGGTATTATTGGCGGAAGTCCTATTGACCCTACTTTGCCACCTACAGGTGTAGACCAACACGACCCTACTAATGAGTTAACAAATGATTAGTGAACAAGTTTCTTTAAATAATACATCAGCAATAAAAATTATTCCAAGTGTAAATTACGAACAAACAATTAATTTGCATAATTCAAGTGGTAACAATATGTATTTAGGTGGTTCAGACGTTTCAACATCAAATGGTTTTCATTTACCAAACAATACTGATGTCGTTGTAAGAGTACAACAAGACAATGAACTATGGGGACTTATGGCAACTGGTACAGGTTCAATACACGTTTTGAGAGCAGACTAATGGCAGTAGATAGAAAACCACCTGCCTTTATGGTCAAGAACGCTAAAAGAGGTTTAGAGAATTTAAACAAAGCAGGAGACGGACTTACAGACAAAACAAAACGTGAAGCACGTTCTATGGCAAATGGTGAAGATGTGAGCATAGATAAGATTGTAAGAATGAGTGCGTGGCACAAGAGACACTTATCAGACTTAGATAGAGAGAAGACAAACCCTAATGACCCTGATACGTGGAAAGCTTCAGATGTAGCGTTTTTATTATGGGGTTCTAATCCTTGGAGTAAACCAATGCAAGCAGGAGAGTGGGCAGAACGTAAAGTAGCACAGTTAGTTACTGAGGGTGAACTAGAACCAAGAAGCTACAAGAAAAAAACAAAAACTAAAAAACCTACTAGACCCTCTAAGAGATTTGACAGCAGTATTGCTATATCACAAACGTTGCAAATGCTAAAAAGGTCAACTATCCTTGAAGCAATGGATAGACAAACTGAAAATAGAAGTTTTACATTTACAGCAGTAGAAGAACGTAACGATGATGGTAAAGATACATTATTGTTTACTGGTTACGCTTCTGTATTTAACAAAGGTTACGGCGTTCGTGACCAACAAGGTTCTTATGAAGAAACCATAAAGCCAGGTGCTTTTAAGAAAACATTACAAGAACAAGATGACGTAAGATTTTTAGTAAATCACGATGGCATACCATTGGCTAGAACTTCATCAGGTACATTAGAATTAGAAGAAGATAACTACGGTTTATTTGTACGTGCTGAATTAGACCCGTCAAACCCAACAGTTGCAGAGATATCAAGCGCTATGAAGCGTGGAGACTTAAACCAAATGTCTTTTGCTTTTGCAGCAATTAGAGATGAGTTTAACGAAACAGGAGAAAAAAGAAACGTTACAGAAGCTAAACTCTTTGACGTATCAGTTGTAACCTATCCTGCAAACCCTTGGGCGGGTGCAAAACTTAGAGGAGTTGAAATAGACGACTTACACAAAGAATTGGTTGAAGCTAGAAGCGGTGACAAAGCTGCCGAGGTTTTAGAGAGTTTTATCAATAAATTAGAGGAACGTCAAGACGATAGTCAAGATGAACCAAATATGGAACTTGATAAAAAAGAACGTAGTAATAAAAAGATTGAGTTGCTTAAAATGCAACTTGAACTTGAAAACCTACGTGACTAAGTCGTAACGCCGTATATTTAATTTTTTAAAAGTACACCTTACGCAGAAGTAAAAGCAAGAAATAAAGGACAACACAATGAAAAAACTCATTGAGGCAAGAGAAGCCAAAGTAGCTGAATTTGATACTTTAACTGTTGAACTTGAGGGAATGGACGAAGCTAACGAAGAATTTGACGGAAAATTTAAACGTTCCGCAGAGCTTATAGCTGAAATCAAAGACCTCAACGACAAAGTTGAAGAAGCAAGAGAAGCTTCAGAGGTTATCAAAGCCGTAAAAGAAAGCAGAAATGCTTTAGATGTTGAAGATGATGACTTGGGTGAAACAGAAGCCATAGTAGAAGTTAACGAGCCAAATATGTATAGAGATGGCGGAGAAGCTTCATTCATTGCTGACGCTTATGCAGCAAGAACAGGTGACTACAAAGCACAAGAACGACTTGGAAAACATCAAGATTTCGAAGCTAGAGACGTTGGAACAGGTGCTTTCACAGGACTTGTAGTTCCACAATACCTAGTCGACAAATTCGCAGAAAAAGCAAGAGCTGGTAGCGCGTTTTATAATGCAATACAAAAAGAAACTCTACCTGCATTTGGTAACAAAATTGAAATCTCACGTATCACAACTGGTACATCAGCAGCTATTCAAGCTTCTGAAAACTCAGCTGTATCCGAGACAGATATGGACGATACCCTATTAACTGTAAACGTTAATACAATCGCAGGACAACAAGACGTTTCAAGACAAGCTCTTGAAAGAGGTGGACAACCTGGTTTCTCATTAGAGAACGTTATATTCGGTGACTTAGTTGCTGCATATTACACAGAACTAGATGACCAAATGTTAAATGGTTCAGGTTCATCAGGACAGCACTTAGGAATAGCAGCAGTATCAGGAGTTAACGAAACAACTTATACTGACGCTTCACCATCAGTTGCTGAGCTTTATCCTAAACTAGCTGACGCTGTGCAAGAAGTTAACTCTAACAGATTTGCACCTGCAACAGCTATCGTTATGCACCCAAGACGTTGGGGAATGATTACAGCAGGACTTGATAGTTCTAACAGACCGTTAGTACTTCCTGCAGGTAACAATCCTGACAACGCTATGGGCGTAGGAGAAGCTGCAAAATATGGAAACGTCGTAGGAAACCTCTTAGGTATTCCTGTCATCACTGACGCTAACGTTGTAACCAACGCAGGTTCAGGTACAGATGAAGACCAAATCTATATTGTTAAGTCTGACGACCACATTTTATTTGAAGATGGTATCTTCCAAATGAAATTTGAGGAAACAAATGCAGGTTCATTAACAACTAAATTAGTTGTTTATGGATACTCAGCATTTGCTTCAGGTAGACAACCTCTTGGAATTTCTAAAATTTCAGGAACAGGATTGGTAACACCAACCTTTTAATTAAAAATGGTTTAGTGCGTCAGGCAACTGACGCGCTTTACCTTTAGGAAAGATTTATGAACGATAAAAAAATAGAAGCTTTAAAGAAAGAGCTAAAAGGTTATGAACTACAAAACAAAGCTGACAGAGCTGAAGACGTTAAAAAAGCGCTTAAAGAAATGGGCGTTAAAATGGAAACAGCAGCTAAAAAACCTAAAGCTGAAAAAAAAGTAGAGAAAAAAGCTGAAGTAAAGGAATAGTATAGATGGCCATTGTAAACGGCTACTGTACACAAGACGAACTCAAAGGGTTCGTTGGTATTCCTACAACAGATACAGCTGATGATACTTTATTAGATGACGCTATTAATGCCGCTTCAAGGCAAATAGACGCGTATTGCTCACGTTACTTTTATCAGGACGCTAGTGCTTCAGCACGTGTATTTTTTACAAACCACCCCTACAACTTAAACGTTGACGACATTTCTACAACTACTGGACTTATTGTAAAGTATGATGACACCGATAACGGAACATACGAAGTAACAGTCCCATCAACAGATTATCAAGTTTTACCACTAAATGGCGTTGTAGGCGGTATAACAGGAAACCCTTACTACACTATCCAACTTATTAGCGATAGTAACTATGAATGGCCACTAGATATTTCAAGCAACAGACCTAGAGCAGAAATAACAGCTAAATGGGGTTATGCTTCTGTGCCTGAGCAAATACGACAAGCTACATTAATGTTGGCTTCAGAATTGTTTGCAATGAGAAACGCACCATTAGGTGTAGCAGGTGTAGGAGACTTTGGTGTTGTCAGCGTACAACAAAACAGAGAAGTGACTAAGCTCATTGCACCGTTTAGAAAAGCACCTGTAGGAATAGCGTAAATGGCAACATTAGCCGAGATTACAGACGGAATACAAACAACATTAGGTTCAATAAGTGGACTAAGAGTTTATGACAATGTGCCTGATATGGGGCTAAACTTCCCTGCTGCATTCATCGTACCAACAAATATAGAGTTTGACTTAGCTATGCAACGTGGTACAGATATGTATACCTTTGATGTTATGATTGCAGTACAAAGAGCAGATAGCCGAACGGGTCAAGATATTCTACATGGATATATTACTGGTTCAGGTGCTAACTCAATTAGACAAGCTATATTTACTAATAGAACTTTAGGATTAGATGATACAGACGCAAGAGTATCTACTGTATCAAACATTAGTGCTGATGTCAGCGTTAATGGAATTGACGCAATAGGTGCTAATATTGAAGTAGAAGTTTACACGAAAGGAACAAGCTAATGGAATGTTGCGGAAGCGGTTGTTGCGGTAATAAGTAATGGCTAAATATAAAATTGTAGGTCCAAGGAAAGTTCAAAATAGTGAGCCTGGTACTGTTATTGAAATTTTAAATGATAAAATTGCAAAAACATTAATTAAAGCAGGTCACATAAAACCTACTACAATAAAAAGAACACGAGCTAGAAAAACAGACGGTACTTATAAATCTGATGATAAAAGTACTCCAAATATAAACGAAGCTTGGGTAGAGGAAGAATAAATGAGTAAATTTGTATTTAATAATGGTAATGTATTTAGCGATGGTTACGACTTATCTAGTAATGTAACTAGCGTAAACCTAGAAATAAATTCAGATGAGCTTGACGCTACAACAATCAATAGTAATGGATTTAAAGAGAAATTAGGCGGACTTAAAGATAGTTCCCTACAATTAGACGGTTTTTATGAAGCAGGCGCAAACAAGCCTGACGCTTTACTTGGTGCAAGTATTGGTAACGAACTTATTGTATCAGTAGTACCTGAAGCAGGTGTAGGCAACATTGCATACTTTATGAAATCAAGATTGTTTAGTTACAATATCTTTGGTTCAGTAGGAGAGATAACTCCATTTAGCGTGTCTAAATCTAACTCCGCAGATAAAGTTGTGAGAGGTACAATACAACTAGATGGCGCATTAACAACAACAGGTGCTTCTACAGGAAGTAACCTAGGTGCAGT